GCCGCGCAAACCTTAGCAGTGCCCCTGCCCTGCTGTCATAGCTGTGCCCTTGCGTAGCAGAACAGCGCCGCCGCGACGCCAATCGGCGCGATGCAATGTCGATGCAAAGCTGCCCTCGGCCTTGGCTGTGCTTGGCTGCTCTAAGCCCTGCCGTTGCGTCCGACGCACATCTGCGCTTTGCTCAGCCAGTGCGGAGCGGCGCCCTGCCAATGCGGAGCCACACTTTGCCCTAGCCCAGCGTGAGCCAGTCGATGGTGCCTGCGATTGCGAATCCCGCGAGCACCGCCAGCCAGAACAGCGCGCCCTGAACCAGCTCCGCGCGCCGCCTGCGCTCCTGCTCGTGGCGTGCCATGCGGCGCGCCCTCAGCTCCTCTGCCATGTGATACCATCCTCTCTAGACGCCCTTCGCGTCTGTCTCTCGACGCCCCGCTACTGCCCAGCGGGGCGTCCCTGTTAATAGGTCTTCTCGGTCACCCAGCGCTCGAACACGTCGCGCCGGATGCGCCAGCCGCGCTTGCACCCGTTCGGGCGAAAGGCTTTCAGCTCCCCCGCCTCGATGGCCCTGTAGATGGCCTTGGGCGGGATGGCAACCTCCTTTGCCAGGGTCGCGACCCTCTCGAACTTCTCCATGTCTCTCCCTTGTCCCGAGCCCCGCCCGCCAGCACGCCGCCCCCGTCAGGCGGCGGTGGGATGTGTCACAGAAAGGAGGTTGACCACGTGGGGATGGGGTGCCGCCTTTCGACGGTCCTTGCGCCGGGCGTCCGCGAAGCGCGTTGAGGGCTGCGACGGCCTCGGCGGTCACCGAAGTGGGGCGACGCACTGGTGGGCGTGCTCGGGGGTGGTTGGTGGATGGCTAGGCGTTTGGATTGAGCACTACAGGCACAACGTCAAGCCTGCGGCTCCTTAGCCCCTCGTTGTAGCAATTGACTATCTGCGTGTAAGTGCAGTACTGCTTACTGAAAGTCCGCTGATTCATCTGCCTGTAGTACGTTTCGCCCCTCTTGACAATTTCGGTCGGGGTCTTTGCCGAAAGGTTCTTGACGAACTGCCGCTCCGTGTAGTCCTCGCCGTGATAGATGAGGAACAGGTCTACAGCGGAGATAATGTCTGCCGTCGCGCTAGTCCTTGAGTTAGGCCAGCACAGGCTTGTGAGTGTAAGGATATCGATGAGCGAATCCCTGCCGCCCTCTCTGACGAAGATATCCCACGCAGCCTTGACAGCTCGGATTGACCTGTTGCTATCGCCGCCGATGAGATAGCCGCACGACTCGACAGCATCACGAAAAGCTATGGCCATAGGGTCTTTTGCTTCTATGCGACCGATTATCTTGTCTGTGAAGTTGAGCGGTGACGTTCCCGTGTTGAGTCGATAGTACAGGTCGGCCTCTTGCTCGTATGTGAGTCCGGTGCGAACGTCGCACTTGATGAGCGTGTGAGGGTCGGAGTTGTTCAGCTCGTAGATTGCCTGTGACTGGTGCTGGTGGTCGATGATGTAGTAGTTATCATCGCGCAGAGAAACGATGGCAGGTTGCACCATGTCCTCATGGAAGTTGCGCTTGATTCTGTTGACGTGCGTGCGGTTGATGCCGCGATTGTATCCAGCTTTCTTAAGCTGGTTGAATGGTATGTTCTGCTCCATCTGGCTAATCCTTTATCTGGTTGATTGCGTCATATAAGCTGCTGATAGCTGATTCGATGCGCTGCTTCTTTTCGGCTGTGAGCACGACGCCCTTTCTCTCGTTGAGGGCGATGCTCGTGCTGATGGACTCATCCATGCTTTTGACGCTCGCCGTCAGCACAACCACAAGAGACTCGACGGTGTAGGTTGCCACGTTGTGTAGGAGGTCGTAATCTGCGTTTCTCAGACGCGCTCCTGCACGTCCGCCTTTCAAGCCCCTGTGTTCCTCGGTGTCAATCGATGCGCATGACTTGTGCTTGAATCGGTTGTGATCGTAGCTATCGCCCTCATCAATCGGCTTGCCGCAGATGGTGCAAAGTGGGCGTCGGTCACTCTTGTCAGCCTTTGGTCGAATGTCGATGTAGGCTGCGTTGATTGACTTCTTGCCGTCCCTGATTTCATCGCGTGCGACAATCGCCGTCTGATTGCCCTTGGCAGCTTCAGTCTCGATGACTTTGACCTTGCGTATCGTGTCGCGGCTCACGCCTGCCAGCTTGGCTAGCTGTTCGTCGGTGCGTACTTTCGGCGGCGCGTCAGATTTCTGACTCGCCGCCACTTTGCCGCCGGTGTGCTGATTTCCGTGGTCCCCGCCGTTTGCGTCGTGTACGCGTTTCGCTTCTGCCGCATACAGCGGCTCTAGCTCCAACGCCAGCACGCTGCGGTCGTACTTGCTTAGGTTGCGGCGATGGAATTGATGCTCGACGATCCAAATCTTTGCATCGTCACGACTGGCAAACTCACGTTCAACAGTCCTGAACTCGATGCCGTTCTCTTGGCAGATGCGGTAGCGGTTATGCCCGTCTACGATTGTGCCGTTCCACGTGACGATTGGCTCCCAGTCATGGAATCCATTGGTGAGAATATCTTTCTCTAAGCCTTCAAACTCTTCTTCAGACAAAGGTGGAATCAATGACCGGAACTCATCATCTACGATAAGTTCCGGTACAATATCGTTGGTCATATGGAACCCCCATTCTTGACCGTCATGCCCTCGCTGCTGGTACCAGTGGGGGCGTTTTGCTATTGCGTGATGGCTCTTGCTGACGTGAGAGTCACCGATAACGCCGTTCATCGCGGTTATGCTGCTTCCCCGCACACAGACTTCGCTTCTTGCTTCGTCGGGGTTTGTCTTAGGTGCGGCTAAAGCCGCTAGGCAGGTCGGATGAACATTTCGTCAACCGTGCAGCCGATGATTTCCGCAAGCTGCTTACCCTCGCTGAATGAAAACTCTGAGGGGCCGTTCAGCTTCGTGTAGAACGTCGAGACGGGCATGCCCATCTGTTCCGCGATTGACTGACGGTCGTTTCTCGTGCGAGCTACATAAAGAGCGACACGCTCTTGAATGGCTGTTTTCATTGCAGATTGAGTCATGTGTTCACCTCCGTCCAGAACTCTGTACCTCACGTGCACGATTATGGTACAGAGTTCTGTATTGGTCAATAGGTTTTTGCAAATTCGTCCAGAACTCTGTAAACTCTCAGTTACAGTCCCGTACAAAGGGGGTAGCCAAAATGACGTTTGGTGAGGCTCTAATCCAAATCATGAGCGAGAAGGGCATAAAGCCCGCCGAACTCGCGCGGCTCAGCGGGGTTTCAAAGCAGACCATCAATGAGCTGATTAAGGGTCGCTCAAAGGAGCCGACCTTCACAAAGGCAAAAGCGCTTGCCAACGGGTTAGGTGTACCCCTTCAAGTGCTCGCCGATATGACTGATTCGGAAAATTGACATGCCCCGCAGGAAGCGCAGCGCGTGGGCGTCCATCACCAAGGTCGATGACGCCACGTACAGGATTAGGTACTGGGGGAAGGACGCCAAGGGCACCTACCGCCGCCTCTCGCGCACCGTACGCGGCTCCCGCAAGGACGCCGAGCGCGTCCGCGCTGAGCTGATGCTGGCCCACTCCGACGACGCGCCCTGCCCCACGGTGGGTTACGTGTGGCGCACATACGCCCTGTCCGACATGGAGCGGATGGTCGAGGACGGGGACATGGCCCCGCTCACCAAGAGGACGCACGAGACGGCATGGCGTCTGCATGTCGCGCCGCGCTGGGATGACGTGCCTTGCGATGCCGTGCGGCCCCTCCACATCCAGCAGTGGATTAGCGGCCTTGGCTACTCTCAGGCGCAGACGGGATGCTCGGTGCTCACGCGCATCATGGACTACGCCGTTCGATACGAGCTGGTGGCGCACAACCCCATGCGCGAGAGGTACCTCATGCCGTCGAAGTCCACGGTGGAGCGGCAGGACAAGGGCATCTGGACGTTGCAGGAGCTGCGCGGCGTCTGGGCGCGCGTGCGGGGCCTGTGGTGGGAGCCAGCGTTCATCCTCGCGGCGTTCGGCGGGTGCCGCCTGGGCGAGTCCATGTCACCATTGGCGCGCGACGTGGAGGGGCGCGACGTGGACGGCGTGCCAGTGGCCCTCGTGCCCATAACTGGGCAGGTCGCGGCATCGGGCACGGAGGTCGTGCGCACCAAGACCAAGCAGAGCGTCCGCACCGTCGTGATCGTCGGCAGGCCCGCGCTCCGCCTGCGCGAGATCGCGGCATCTATACCCCCCGACTGGCCTCTGACCAACGACGGGATGGGCGGCCACCAGCGCCAGTCGCGCCTGAAGGAGTCGTGGCGGCAGATGCGCATGGAGCACCAGTACCGCAACCTGCGCAACGGATGGCAGACGTGGATGCGGTGGGACATGAAGGTGGAGCCGCGATTCATCGAGTCAATGATGGGACACAAGCTACCCGGCGTCACCGGCGCGCACTACGACCGCCCCACGCCCGAGATGTTCTGCGAGGTGATGGTCAGCGCCTACAAGGGGCACCCGTTTGACGCCGATTGGGACGATTAGGGACTATTCATGGAGCTATTGCCACATCTACCTGCGTTTATGCGTATCGCGCCAGAGGCACATCATCTCCGCGTCTTCTGCCGCTGGATGCTTTCGCGCCTTTCGTGCATCAAATTCGAGCTTTTCGCGCCTTTGATGCACTACATTCCCCACGTATCGTCCCATTAGGGACGCCGATGGGACGCAAAAAAGGCCCCCACCCCGAAGGGTGAGGGCCTGAATTGTTTAGTGAAAGTTCACTCAACTTCCACTGGCTTTTTCAGTGCGGCGCGGCTTGAAGACGTTCTCCGCGTGCAGGCACTCGGGGCATCTCACGACCGCCCACGTGCCGCCGCGAACGGAGCGCGCGCTGTCCGGCACGGGCCGCATCCAAGCCCCGCATCGCGGGCATCGCTTGTCCCTCATGGCTGCACCAGCACGAGCGCCGTTGCCAGCAGCTTCGCCAGCAGCATCACGCCGCCCACGAGAATGACTGTCGCTATTCCCGCGAACAGTACAACTGCCAGCCTCCCGCACATCTGCAACTGGTAGTCATAGGCGCTTTTTGGCAAGTCGTAACGGTGTCGAATCCTGCGCTTCATCAGTCCGCCGCCTTTGCGAATTGGACATCGCCACTCAGGGCGACGAACCTGTCCTTGCCGCTGTGGCCCACGTAGTGCGCCCACGTGTAGCCATTGGCAAGCACGAAGCCGTCGATATTGAGGGACTCCCCGGCCTCGTAGGTGATGGGGTTGCCATCCTCGTCCACGAGTCGCGGGGCGTCCGTCGACGGAGCCGTGCGGATGTTCATCGTGCGGTCGAATACGACCGTGCCCTTGGCCGGGATGAGCTGCCACCCGTCGTCGTCGGGGCAGTCCTCCATAGGCCAGCCGCCGCCCACAAACGAGCCGTAAAGCTCCCTCTGCTGCACTCCCCCGTTGGGCACGGAGTCAATCATCTGCCAGCCGCCTAGGCTGATGCCGACGTGCGACGTGTTGTAAGGGTCGCCGCTGCCGCTGAAAAAGACTAGGTCGCCGGGCTTGAGCTGTGCCGGGTCGGTGACCCAATGCCCGTGCCAGCGGACCCAATCGCTCTGCGAACCCTCCCCGTTCTGCGCACCCTGCCAGTGCGGGATGGTCAGCCCTGCGTGGGCGTAGGCGCACGTGGTGAGGAAGCTGCAGTTGTAGCTCTCCCCCTCCACGCCGCCGCTGGGCGTGGTGTCGTAGCTGCATCCGATGGCCCAGCGCGCGTAGGCCACGATCATCTCGCGCACGCCCATGGCTACTCGCCCACTGGCTTGTTGCTTGCCGTAACGGCGGACGCGCCGATGATGGCACCGATGAAGACGCCCACGGCGTTGATGGTGAGCACGATGGCGTCGGTGTTGGGCAGTCCCCACGCGGGGCCGACCGCACCGATGAGGGCTGCGAGCGCGGGGCACAGGATGAGCCCGGCCCACTTGAGAATCTGGTAGATGTTATCGGGAAGCAGGTAGGTCATGATCTTTCCCTTCTCTAAAGAAAAAGCCCCTCGTCGGGGCCACGTTCCTTGCCTGTGTTTTCCAGCGCTACACGTCCCGCTCTGGCAAGTCCATGACGCGCGCAACCAGCTCGTCAATGAAGTTGTTGTCGATGCCCAAGTCATCGCAAAACCTTGAGTACTGCTTGTGCTCGTCAGCGAGCGCCTCCTTTTCCTCGGTGCTTGCCCTGCCGAGGTCATCGAGGTAGCGGTGGCACTTGTGCACGATGTCTGAGCGCGTCTGGGACGCCTGCTGCGAGATGGAGCGGCCCAGCTTGTCCTCTATGTCGTCCAGTCTCTTCGTCACGCCCTCACGCCACTCGGCCTCTGTCTTGCGCTTGGCCTCGGTCTCCGCGTGGCGCTCGTCGGCAAGCTTCTGCGAGCGTTGCAGGTGCGCGTTGATGGATGCCGTGGCAGCAGTGATGATGATTGTCGAGAGGATGGGTGCGAGCCAGCCGATGAGCCTGTCCATCATGCGCCCTCGTTCTCGTGGCTGTCGGCAGGCACCTCGCGCCAGTTGTCGGGGCTGTCGTTCTTCCCTAGATAAACCTTGTCGCTGTATGTGACACCCATGGTTGCTCCTTACTCGATGGGTTCGTCCACCGTGACGATGAGGTTCGCGCCTGTCGAAGTC